ACGCATTAAAAATCGCTACAGCAGCTGATACATCTCCACCATAAGAACTGATTTTTACCAGTACAGGAAGATTCTGTATAGCTTCTAATTCTGCTTTAATTTTTGCAGGAAATTGATATCCAAGTACAGTACCATCTTCATTGAGAATCCAATTTGCATCCGTATCATCAATGATAGTTCCGTATAATTCAATTTCTGCCTTGTCTACTAAATTCTTGATTTTTATCATTATACAATTACCTTCTCTTCTGTGATTTGCGTAGCACCTGGCATTGCGAAAAGCTTATCTCCACCTGGTACTGGTGGCATATTCGCTTTTTGTCGTGCTTCATTTATTGTTAAAATGCTACCACCACCTACATACTTAACAAGAATATCCGCTAAAACATCGGGAGTACTTTGCAGTATTGCTTCTGTATCAAAATCTACCCGCAATCCTTGCTTAATCTCGGAATCCGTTAAAATTCGGTAAGAAAATTCATCTTCGTAGCATTTTGTTATAAAATTCAAAGTTTCCATCAGGAAGCTTAGTGTTTGTGCAGTAGCATTAGCATAGCTTCCTTTTGAATAATCGTTTAATTGATTAGGATTTACACCAAAAGCAGCTGCAATTTGCTGTGCAGTAAATCTCCTACCTTCAAGAAATTGAGAATCCGCTAAGCTTAAATTGATTGGTTTCAGTTCCCATCCAGTAGGTAAAGGTAAAATCTTGTATTTTGTGCCGATTTTCTTTGCTTTTTCAAGCAATTCTTTCTTCTGCTCATCATTCAAATCCGCACTATAATTAAGAATTCCGCCAATCATCATACCGCTTTTATACAAAGCACTTTGAGTACTTTGTCCCGCTTGTGCAGAACTCATATACTGTCGTAAGGTTTCCGCTACAGGGACGCCCAACATTCTCGTTTGTCCGTCTAAATGCCAAGATTTTAAATGGATAACGTCGGAAGAATCGAGCACATAAGAAGCACCGCTTACCGTAGTATAAATATAGTAGAATCTTGGAGAAATATCATCATCCGTATCAATAAAAAGCCTTACCATTCTCGGTTCTAAGGGAACTAAATTTTTTATATTCCCAGTAGTATCGCTCCAATTTACATACAGATAAGCATTACCGTAATGATTCCTGCAAAATTCCAAGTAACACAGTAACTGTGAAATGGAAAAACTTTCATTTGGACGAACATTTAATAAATATTCTGCACGATTCTGCACAATATTATTATCCTTATCCAAAATATGTACAGGAATCCGTCCCAACGCAGTGGAAAGGATTCTCAGCACACTATAATAGGTAATTTCCGTAATTACTGGACCTTCTTCCGAAAAAGCACCAATTCCTCCTGGAAGAATATAATCCGCACCAGTAAAAGGTGGTTTAGATAAAGCTTTATCCACCACTTTTTCTTCTTTTTTAAATTGTTTTAAAATGCTTCTACTTGTATTCTTCCACATGTTTATCACCTAAAAGACAATTGTCCTCTCCTATTACACATTATAAATAGTAAAAAAATATTTGTCAAGTAAAATTTTCTGAATTTTTTATTTTTTTTTAAAAAAAATTACCAATCGTCCATAATTTTTAACCATTCGTCTACAACTTTTCTGTCTTTTTCTGCTTGATTTTCATCTCCATCTGTAAGAAGCATGCATTTTAAAGCATCAAGACAAGCATCGATAGCATCGATTCTACCAGAACGTTTATCAATTAGCATTTCCTTTTTGCTATTTAGAATTGCTACTGCATTGATAATGGAATATGTTAATAATTCATTATTTCTATCATAACGAATTTGTCTACCTGCAACCATTCCCTGAAAGTACCTACATGTTTCGTTCAAAGATTTTGCTGTTTGTACGATTTCCACAAATTCCGTATCAATATCGTTCATTAAAGAAGAAAGAATTCCTTGAATACCCATTGCATCGTAACCGAATAATGCTACCTTTAAATCATTTTCTTTAATCCAATTTTTTATGTATTTTGCAATATAATCATAATCTAAAATATATCCGTTCCTACCTTCACAATCTGTCAATGATAAATATCCATGCTTTTCTGCTTTATCATATGGAAAATGGTCTTTTCGTATATGTCTTTCCAAAGTATTTTTCGGTAAAAAACTATGAGAAAATAAGTAAGGTAAATTGATACCTTCTTGTGCAGGGAAAATTGCTGTAAATGAAGATAAATCATTCTTAGAAGATAAATCCAGCCCTACAAATACCCTTTTACCTTTAATATCGGGAATGTTTTCTGTACCACATGCTACCCAATCTAAATCATTTACGAAACTACTACTTCCTACGGTTGTCCAATTGTTTAATTTTTTAATAAGGAAATTTGAAAGAGTACTTCCTTCCTCTTTCTTCGCTTTATCCGCAATACTGGTAAAATCTCTCCATGCGTTTTTATCTTTTGTCACATGATAATCATCGGAATAAAGCAATAAAGGATTCGCTTGTGCCCAGTTCCGCTTATCCCATAATTTTTCCCTATATTCCTCTTCATTTTTATGAGAATCTGGTAAATCAATTTCATTAATATACACGAATAAATTATCTTGTTTTATAGCACCACTTAATACTTGCTTACTGTACTTGTACTGTTTATAGCAAGGACAATTTAAATTATTTCCAGCAGTAGTAATAACCGCAAGCAAAGAATTATGTAATCCTACTTGCCCATCGAGAAGCACATTATACATGGAATCGTCCTGATGAAGGTGATATTCGTCTACGCACGCCAAATAAGGTTATTTTTTCCTATATTAAATATAATATTAAATGTATTAGATATAGCTTCCTTGCGGAAGCTAAGGTAAAAATCCATCTTTATCGCTTGTACCCGATAAAGGAATAATACGAGTTCCATTTCTTTTATTGATGATTTTACTTCTCGAATCACCATAATCCTTAATGAGAAAATACTGCGAAAGTTTATCATCCGCTTCAATAAGCTTCTTACAATCCTGCCACACAATCGAAGCGTTTGCGTAGTTTGTGCCAGCTGTATAAATCTGTCCATCTTTGATAGCTGATAAAGTAGAAAAATCCAAGCACAAAAAACTATTGAGAAAGGATTTTCCATTTTTTCTTGCTAACTGACAGAACATCTCGGAAAATCTTCTAATTCCACCATCCGTATACCAACCGAATAAACTACAAATTATAAATTTTTGGAATCCTCGCAACCGTAATGGTTCATATCTTTTTTCGTTTTTAATATAAATATGAAGCTTCTCGGCAAATTCAATATGCTTAGCTGCAATCTCAGGATTCCATACTAAATCTTTTCTTTTTAAATCATTCAAATGTCGCTGACATGCAAGGATTTCCGCTTGACATGCCAGTTCTTTTTTTCCGCTTACTACTGCTTTAGCATATTCCGTAGCATAATCTCGTATCATTCTCGTTCACCTGCTTTCCTATTTTTATTCTACTTCTGCCATGAACTCCTCAAATGGATTTTCTTCCTTCTGCTTCTGCTCTGTTACTTGTGCAGTAAGTTTCAATCTATCAATTGCAGATAATCCTAATCTTGCCGAAAATTCCTGCATGATATTAGCATAACTACGCAAAGCATATCTGTAAGGATTCTGCTTCGCTACTGCTTCACCCTTCGAATTTTCCGTAATAATTACATCATCTGTATTATTCATTTTCTCCACTACTTCTAACCAACGGTCATATGCATGAGCAAATCCTGCAACAAAAAACACATCTAAATTATCCAACCAAAATGCTTCATTTACAATATTCTCAAAAATTATTTTTGCCCGCTCTGACAGTTCTTCGGGAGGAACAAGCTTCAACCGCTCCAATTTATAAATATTTTCTGCTTCTTCCCTTCTCCGCCTTTCCTCTTTGGAAACACTTCTACCAGTATGCAAAACAATCGGTTTAAAATTCCTCATAATATATCACACCTTTCTACTATTATATTATACACCATACACGAACATTTGTAAACACACAGTAAACATATAATAAACTTTTTGCTTTCACACAAAAAACAATGAAGGGGAAAACCAAAAAGCAACAAGCCAAGCCAAAGCCAACCACGAAAACAAAAATTGTTTGAAATAATCGGGAAGGAACGCTGTTCTTTCAATCGAAAAAACATTTTGATTGTAGGGGGATACCTTCTCAATGCACTCTTCATGATACC